CAGCTATGCGAATAATACAGAGAATATTCGCGAGAACCACATTAGAAGAAGATTAACAAGGTTGTCATTCTTCCCGCGCGAGTTGACGTTTGACGAGCCAAAAAAAGAAGTGATCATACCGTTAAATGAGCTTGGAAAATACTTTTCAAACGCTTCTTTTACCGTTACCAAAGACGGTATAGAGTGGCATAACAACTAATCAACAGGCCAGTAGCCCTTGCGGTTGCTGGCCTTTTTTCGTTTCTATGCGTATTCTCATACCAGTTATTACAAAAGCGCATGGCGTGTCATGCAATATTGGAATAGCTTACACAGTACCTTCATATTCTGTTTCTAAAGTGTTACATAATTGTTTCCAAATTGTTAACTTTGGCGACATACGCGACATTGAGGTACAAACGCGACATTTTTTAATTTCAGTCTGCTATACTAAGGAAAACAAGTTTCCCAAAAGGACTGAAGCAGAAAGCAAAAAGAACCAGCCAAGGGAAACAATCACCCGAGACAACCTCGGGAGTACGACGTTTCACACCTCAAAGCAAAAGCGGGCAGACGCTTCAGCGGATATCTGCACGCCTTTTGCGCTCCTTGCTTTCCAGTTTACATTCAAATGGCCATAGTGCTATCGATTTGCGCGATAAGCGCATTTTTAATGACTATTATTTGTCGAAAACGTGTTGAAAGTATGTTGATAACTAACGCGAGCCGTTGACATTTGAGCAGTTAAACGCTATCATTTAGCTACCGAGAGAAAAGGGGCAGTAATGGTATCAGCGGCAAATGGTATCAAGGGTAGGACAGACGAGTACGACCTAAGTTATTCCAGCGCAAAAGAACTATTTGAAGCATGCAGAGAAGCGCGATTGCGCTGGTTCTCAACGCGTGAGAGAGTAAACGCGTACAAGCTCACAGAGGGCGCGAAAACGCAAAAGTTTAACGAGAGCGTGAGCAGTTCCAAAGACCCGGACGTTATGCGTAATGTCGATGTTAGGATCGTACTAGAAGAAGATGAAGGCAGAGCAGCCGACGCATACGACCGATTAAAGCTCACATGCGAATACGTCCTCTATGGCAAGAACGGCACAAGCGGTTTAGCTTCACTAGTCGGCGAGGACGCAGCAAACATCATCAAGTTTCATTACATTCACGGTATGACGTATGAACAAGTGTCATCTATTCTCTGTATGAGTATCACGTCCGTTTTCAAGTACGCAAGGATAGCGAACGAAACATGCGACGCATACGGGCTTCAACGCGTAGCAGAAGGCAAAGGAATTGCAAACGCATAGCAGGACGTATAGATAAACATAATCGCGGAGGTTACTCTCTAAAGTAACCTTTCTCGGGCAGCGGCCGTGTTCCTCTCCACGGTCGCTTTTTTATGACTATTACACCCACCCTATACCCTAGGGGGTAGGGGTAGCACGGGGAGCATATGGGCGGAAACGTTAGACGAGCGAACAGCACACGCAGAAACGCGGTACGCGCAAGGGTACGCGCTCAAGGCGCACCCTGCTGGATATGCGGCCTAGATATCGATTACAACCGACCAGCACGCGATCCGCTAGCCTATGAAGCCGACGAGCTAGTACCCGTAAGCAAGGGCGGCTCACCCTATGACGCGGATAACATACGCGCGGCGCATAGGTGCTGCAATGCGTGGAGGTCGGCAAAGAGCGTGGCAAAGGTCGAGAAGCTCAAAGCCGCCGCAATCGCTCGCGACGCAGCGTGGCAAACGCCTATAGACTTTGTGAACATCATGAGAGCAACGCAGAGCCACGCTATAGACACAGAAACACTATTGCAGTACCAGCACACCACAACGTGGTAAATGGGGGCTTAGAACGGCTCACAGTGCCTAGTATAGGGGGGTCTTTTGTTCAAATAGGGCTCGCCATACCTTGCACCCAGGGCTAATATCCCCCCGATGTGTTTTTTATCACAACAAGCCGCCTAGCTGCGGCGATGTATATTCACCCTTAATATATGCAGATACATAAAGCAATCAATTTAAGCAGTCACTTTTCGTGGCTGCTTTTTTATTAGCGAGGTGATACATGCCACGGAAAAAAGCAAGCGGACTTGAAAAGCCAGCAAACGTGGCAAATGACCCGTTCAAGTCCGCAAAATGGGACGAGATTACAAGCGCGAGGACGTTTAGCACATCAGACGTTCCCGCGCTTCTTCTTTTGGTGCAGTGGCACGCAGTCGCGCAACAGTGTATCGATGACATCGACGATGTCGGGCAAGTCGCATATCAAAACAAGCTCGGCGACTTAAAGGCATTGCCGCAGATATCGACGCTCAAACAGGCGAGCGCGGAAATTAGGCAGCTCAATAAACAACTCGGTATCAATGACGCAGCAGAGCCGGAGAAGAAAAAGACGAAACAAGCGTCGATGTTGCAATTCGTGATGAACGATCGCGCAAAGAAAGCAAAGCGGGTGAACGGTGGCTAAACGTTACGGTCGGCAGACACCGACATACGAAATCGTCGGCAAGTACGCATACACAGACGGCGAGCAAGCAACCGCACTGGCTTCCGAGTTTTGGGACGCGCCGTTGGAATGGCAGCAACACTTCTTGGACGTAATGCTTGCACGTGATAAGCGCGACAAATACGCGTTCAAAACCGTTGGACTCTCACTTGCTAGGCAGAACGGTAAATCGTGGAGTGTCCGCGCCCGTTGCTTCTATGGCTTAATCGCGGACGGCGAAAAAATCTTGTACACGTGCCAGCACGGAGACACCGCCGACGGCATGTTCAAGGAGCTGTCCGCACCGTTCGAGGACGAGGAAAACGAGGACTTAAACGACCTCTTAGACGCGGTGCGCAAAACCAACGGCCAGCAAGCTATTTACTTGAAGAACGGCGGCTATATCCGCTTCACCACGCGTACAAATAACCTTGCACGTGGTAAGAGCTATGACGTTGTTATCTATGACGAAGCGCAGGAGTTGACGCGAGAGCAACAGGACGCGTCACGCTTTGTTACGTCGGCAAGTAAGAAGCACAACGCACAAGTTATTTACTTGGGAACGCCACCAAATGAGAAAGCACCCGCCGAGGTATTCAAGCCCCTACATGACCGCGTACACGACGGCGATACTAAGGGCACGGCGTGGCTGGAATGGTCGGTCGATGAAGTCGGCGACACGCACGATGTCGACCGCTGGTATGAGACGAACCCGTCACTTGGCTATCTTATTGATGAAGAAACAATCGCCGCGGAAGCGGACGATGTCGCGCCCGACAGTTTCGCGCGTGAACGTTTGGGCTGGTGGGCGAAAGCAGGCGTAATCAAAACGGCTATTGATCCCGACGTTTGGCGTGCCGCCCGTATTAAGTCTATCGGCGATAAATACAAGAAGAAAACGACGTTTGGCGTTCGCTTCTCAAATGACGGCTCAATTTACGCGCTTGTTGGTTGTAAGCAAAACAAAGACGGCGAGTTTGCCGTGGAGCTGGTCGAGGTCGGCACAACGGAACGCGGCACGCGCTCACTTGCAGAAGAAATCGTGAACCGAAAACAGACGGTAAACGCGTGCATAATTGACGGCTTAAACGGTGCGGAAGCCCTTTGCACGAACCTAGCGGAGCTCAAAGCCCCGCGAGGGTACATCACGCGCCCGAACACATCCGATGTTATCGCCGCGTCGCAGTCGTTCTTGGACGGACTAACCGACGGCACGATTAAGCATACATACGCCCGAGCGTTCGACAATTCCGCGCTTGGGTGCGTTCGACGTTCAATCGGCAGCCGCGGAGGGTGGGGCTTTGGCTCGACCGACGCAGCCGACAGCACGATTACAGAAGCCGCGGCACTTGCCGTTTGGTGCTGCAAAAACACCCGAAGAAATCCTAGAAGAAAGCAGCGAATACTATGATCTATCAAGATAAATTCTTGTATGGCGGTATCTCAACGCCAAATCTCGACAATGTCCCCGACGCTTACCGCGACACGGTAAAGCGTCTTTTTTTGCGCTGGTCAAGCGTTTACGCTCGAAATTACGAGCTATACCAGTATTACACGATGAAGTCACAGCTAAAGAGTATCGGACTTGATATTACGCCAGCCATGCCGAACTTGAACACCGTTGTTGGTTGGTGCTCGAAGGCCGTACGCGCTCACTCTATGCGCTCCGTGTTCGACGGCTTTGTTTTCGGTGGCCAGCAAAACGCGACACTCGACGCGGTAGTGCGTACTAACCGTATGCGCTCAATTTACCAGCAAGCGTGGAGTTCTGCTCTCGTGTACGGCATTTCCGCCGTTACCGTCATGCGTTCCGCGGACGCTAACAATCCCGTTAAAGTCCGCGTATTCAGCGCAAACCAGTTTTGCACCGAGTGGGACACAGCCGCCGACGGCGTTACTAACGGTGTATTTCTAACCAGTGTTGATGATAAGGGCGCGCCCGACCAGTACACGGTGCATATGCCCTACACCGTGCTAACGCTTGACCGTGTCGACGCTAATACTTGGGCATGCACCGAGGAACACCACCCCATGAGCCGCCCTCTCTTTGACGTGTTCGTGAATGACCCCGACCCAGACCGCCCACTCGGACACTCACTTATTACGCCCGAACTAATGGGTATCGTTGATAAGGCAATGCGAGACGTTGCAAACATGGAAATCGGCGCGGCACTCTTCACATACCCACAGCGTTACATTTTGGGCGCGGCAGAAGGACTTTTCGGTGACAGCATAAGCGATGATGACGATGAAGAAGGCGAGGACGACGAGGAAGAAAAGAAGCACGAGCCAAGCACTCTCGCTTCTCGTTTCAAGCTATACACCGGCGCAATTATGGCAATCTCGCGCGATGAAAACGGCGAAATTCCACAGGTCGGGCAATTTGCGGCAGGTAACGCCGAGAACTTCACCCGCGTTTTTGAAAATGACGCTCAACGTTTCAGCGGCGCAACTAACGTGCCACTCGCGCAGCTAGGTGTTCTTTCGAACACGTACACATCTTCCGACGCTTTGGGCGCGGCTAATGATCCTCTTATTCTTGAGGTTGAAACAGCTAACAGACGTAACGC